ATCTCACATTCAAATCTAACTAATCTATCAGCAATATTCTTAATAGCATATACATCAATATTTTTAAATTTCATAAGTCTAGCTAAATCATGTTTTTTAAATTCTGCACCTTTATAATATATTTTAATTGTTGTAGCAGCACCTGGAAAATACATTCCATTAACACCATAATTTAATGGCTTTTTTCTAGGAAAAGTACAACCACGTAAACTATTAATCAATTCTTCAACTTCAACTTGTCCACCCATATCAAAACAATATGCAATATCAACACGCATTAATTCCCAATCTTCCCAACATGGAAAAATTATATCTAATTCATCCTGAACAACATTAATCAGATATTTACAACATTCTTTTAAATTTTCAGGACCACCGAAACAATTATGACCTAATATAAATTTATGTACGCTACCACCTATTTTTATTTTATTTCCTTGTATTATTCTTACACTTAATTTACTATCGTAACTTCCTATTAATTCCCTAGTAGTTAATCTATAATAAACTTCACCAGATTCAACATCTAATTTTTGTAATTCAAGACTTTTTGAACGTATTTTTAATAATAATTCATCTGTTAATTCCGGTGACATAATCTCAATAGTATCAATCATTTTACACCACCTTATTATGTATTTGTATCAAACTTGATACGTTCGTCGTGTGTTACTAATACACGACGAATTTTCTTCTCGGTATTTTAAACAAATAATTACAACTAGCAGAACAATATTGAATAAGAACATAATTTGCATTTACAACCTTATACATTTTTAAACTAGAACATATTCCAGACCAAGCATAATATTTCTTTTTACCAATATAAATATTTACTTTCATCATTTTATTGCAATTAGCACAATATGTTTTTTTAGTTAATACCATATTATTTAATCCTTTCTTAAATCAAATTAACTTTAATACTATTATTTTCTAGTTCAATGATAACTACTATTTATCATAGCTGCCGGTGCTACCGCATACCGGCAGCATATAAGTAAATAGTAAGTTAATCAACGAGTATAATTATTTATTCTAATTACCTAATAACACCTACTTTATTTAATCTTTGCGGTAATAATCATTAATTTTTTTACGATTCTTATAGACCTCTTTAATTAATCTGTCATTTACAATATCTCTTACAACATCATCAAATACTACTAGTCTTTCTAATTCTTGATTTATAAGTGCTACTAACCAATTAGTTAAATCCTTCTGCGGTGACCTTTCAGCTATCTTTTGTAACATTTCTTTATCCTCTTTTTCAAATCTTATTGTAACTATTGTATCTTTTGACATGATATACCACCTCAACAATGAGTAAATATTAAGTTAATCAATAAGTAAAATAATTTGTTCAAGTACATTTACAGACATATAATTTAAGTAATCAGAATTAGAAGAATCCATAAACTTATCAATATCATTTTTTATTCTTTTCTCTTTATCAATCATTTTCAATGCCCTTATCATTTGAATAAATTCATACTCTTTTTCATCTAATCTCATATTTTTATCTTTTTTCATAATATAAACCCCCTGTTACTTTTTTTTATATTGTAACATTAGTTTACATTGTTGTCAATACCATTTTTTTAATTTTTTTTATTTTTTTTCATTATTCGAATTTTTATATCTATATTCCAAAGTATCTACTAATTTATTTATCATTATATATACAAAAAATAAAACAAATGCGAACCTAACAATTACTTCAAATGGAATACCTAAAATCATAATTTAACCCCCTATTGCATGAAATCTTATTTCACGTTCAATAAATCCATCTTTAGCAATCTTTTGTATTTTTTCATAAGTATCATATCTTTTTCTTAATTCATCTGTTTGAATAAAAGACCATTTCCAACGCTTAAATAGCTTTCTTATTTTATCTCTATCACCGTCGCAGTTCTCATATTCCCAAGCATCATAACATTTATTAACTGTCCAACGATTAAAAAAAGTTCTACATTCTACAACTTCAAATGTTTGTTCTCTTAATTGTTTAACCATACGTCCAAAAATTTGACTTGTAGCAACGATTTTAATTCTTTGCTTTCGCTGCATAGTAATTTCTGATAGCAATCCTTCCGGAAAGTCTTTCCATTTGGTGCTGTCATACTCATTCTGTAATTCATCAATAGCAAAAATTACACCCTTTTCTCCATTTCTTATATTGAATATATCGTCCCAGGACTCCATTTGTTTATCTCTATTTACATAATCAAAATTAGTAACAATCAAACATTCAGGAAATTTTTTACTCATTCGGTCAAGATAATCAACCATTGAAATGGTCTTTCCTTCACCTTGTCTCCCAACAAAAACAGTAACACCATATAAATCAAATTTTCTTCCATACTTTAAAATCTTATATAAATCATAAAAAAACAGCTTAAAGAAATGCATCAGTTTATTGCGATACCTTTTATTTATAAATTCCATAATTTAACCTCCTACAATTTTTAACTTCTGCTAATAGATAAAGTTCTAAAAACATCCATTGAAAGTAATTTAATTTAAATGTTACAGATTCATCAATATATTGATAATAATTATCTATTGATAAGAAATTAAGCAATTATAAAACCCCCTATTCAACAGTTGGTATTTTACGAATTACCCAGTTTATTAAAGAAACACAGAATGAAAAGTTATAAACAAGAAACATCCAAGCAATACAAAACGTAATCCAACCGATAGGTATAAAAAAAGAAGCATCATGCCAAATATCATATAAAGAAGTAACAGTAGAAGTAAAATTATTGTCTAAAGCAATATCAGGAATTTTGCTTATTACCCAATTTATAAATATAGTAAGACCACCTAAAATAGCTTCAATAAGCATCAAAACACCCCCTAAACACTTCCAATATTAGCCCATCTTTTAAAAGTAAAAATAACAGTTAAAAAGCCAACGAAAGCAATCAATATATTTTTAAAGTAAGCACCTGCAGTATTTACATATTCAGCTTCAACTATTTTTTGAGAACCAAATACCGGCAGCGTTACATAAATATCCTCAAATTGATTATTTGAATCAGTATTTGATTGATCCTGAATCTCCTGATATATATCTAAAAATTGAAATTTATTATTTAAATTATTATTAATCGAATCAGCATAATCTTGAAGAACAGCAGTATCAGGAACCAAAGCAACACGTAAAAAGAAAGTATCTGAAGCAGGATTAAGAACATTAGCTATCTCAGCTGTTTTATCAAGCAAATTCCTTAATGCCTGAGCGAGTGATCCAAATCCTTCAAAAACTAAGTCCCATATTGAAGAAATAGCACCAACAACAGCAGATATACCAGAATTAACAAGACCAAATATATTCGTTAAAGATAGAGAAATAGACTGCAAACCCTCAAGTAAATTAGATATGCCCGTCCATACCGTATCAATCAATGCTTCAAAACCAGTTTTTAATAGATCCCAAACAGAACCTATTGAACCAGATATAGAATTAAGATCTGTATTTTGTCCTTGTAAATTTGTAGGGGCAGTAGCATTTATCTGTGCTGCTTGATCACCTGCTGGTGTAAAAGTGGAAGGGTCAGCGATAGGAACCCAAGGAACAATAGGATTATCAGGATCAACAGGATCAAAAGTAGTAGAATTTTCAGGATATGCACCTTCAGCACCCCATATATCCTGAGCAGTTTTCCCTGTCAAACTTGATACAGCATCTTCTGGAGTTGCAGCACCAAATACAGAAGGTGGAACAGCAATTCTGCGTTCAGGTGTCATACCATCAGGTACTGATGTAGAATAATTAAATTCTTCTGGTGTAATATATTCAACAGTTATTTCGTAACTTTCATCTGACGATATAATATTATTTGCTGAAGATGACCATCCAGGAACAACAAAAGGATTACCAGTATTCCAATAAATAGTTATTGTATTAATATTCCACAAAGGAGTTGTTAAAGTAAATTGACCATTTCCCATATAAGTAACATACGGTTGATAATCCCAAGCACATTGACCAGATACAGCATGCAAATAAACACCATTGGCAGAATAAAACTTAATAGAATAACTACCCATAGTCATTCCTTGACCCCATGAATAATAATTGCTTCTATATGCAGTTTGATATGATCCATCATTAAAAACATTTTGTAAATTTTCACCAGGTTTTACATCAGGACCAGTAGCTTCATTTTGAATATAATTTACACCTTCATCAAATCTATCATCAACATAATTTAAAGCACTTTTCCATAGATCATCAGATAAAGCAAAATTTCCATCACGTGCAGCTAATGTAGCAGCATTTTCATAATATGATTGTTGCCAATCATTTAAGTAGTCCCAGTAACCCTCTATAACATATATAAGATCATCTGTATGACCTGTTTCTACAGCAAGTCCAGCAGCAGTCAAAACAGCACCAAGACCATAATAGACAACAACAGGAATAGCAGCATCAGTCTTTTTTACATTTAAACCAAAGTTTAAAAATAAAACTAAAGTCAATATTATTGCTACTTGCTTTCTATATTTTTGTAGATTCAACATAATTTCACCTACTTATAAAAAATACCTGGGGGATATAAGCCCCCAGGTGCCCTGGAGAATTACAAAAACCGATAAAGAATACGAGGAATCAAGGCAATTCCAACCATTAAAGCCAGAATTCCAAGACCTGCAGGAACCAAAACTTCAGCTGTATCAGTTACCATTGTAGTAATTGCAGAGATATCCTCAGCAGCAACAAGAGCAGCACCAAACATTAGCAATTCCTCCTTTCATCAAAAATAACTTTGTATAAACTGTTTAACTATCCACCAAAGAAAGCAGATAATTAACAGACCAAAGCCAAAATTAGTAATGAAAGCTAACAATGAATCAATTTCCAAAAGATATTCCATTATTGATACTTGATTAGCAAGCATTTCTGCAGCTTGTTCAGGAGTCATAATCAAGCCACCTTTTTAACAGAATGAACTTTGCCGGTTAATTTAAAACCATTATTAACCAAAGTAATCTGGACTTTTACAGTATCACCAAATTTTAATTCTTTAGGAAGTTCTATATTTTCGTCACACATAACCTCAAAATTAGTGAAATCTTTATTACCGATTCTCATGACACGAAATATGCCATTTTTGCCGGTAATTTCTTTGATACCCGCGAAATAAGCAATACCTTCAAACATTAAAATAACCTCCTTTCTTATAAAAATGTATTTTACAACATGAAATATTCTACATGAACAAAAAAACTCCTTTTTTTTAATAAAAAAAAATCATGTTATAAATAACACGAAGAAGTATAATAACGGTGAAATAATAGAATGGAGGATTAAACCGATATGAACAATACAATAAAAGCAGCAAGATTAGCAAAAAAACTTACACAAGAAGAAACAGCAAAAGCCTTAAACATTACACTAAGACACTATATTTCAATAGAACATGATAAAGCAGAACCAAAAGCCAGGCTAGCAGTAAAACTATGCAAATTACTAAAATTAAACATCTACAAAGTATACGGTTAATTTGCTTAAATTACAGACACCTACCAGACCGATATTTCACTACCTTCATGAATATTTATTATATATAGCTGATAAAACGGCATGTATACTCACATTCATCATTGAACCAATCAAAAAAAAAGACAATTCACTTTCATGAGGAGAATCTTGTCTTTTTTTTTGGTCAATATGAATATCAAGTGTTTTTTATTGTCGGTTAGGTAAGGCAGCTACTACTGCAGATAAGATTTATTTTATTGGTTATCAATGATGATAGAGTTATTTTTTTGTTCCGTTTCATCAGCTAAACATAATAAATATTCATGATAATAGTGAAAACCTTATAATTTAAGCCGATAACCGTATATTTTCAGTAAATAGAATTAAATCAATAGAATTATTATTAAAACAATATTTATTATCCGGCAATGGAACAAAATCATTAATCTTTTTATATATAGAATTTTCTTCATAAGTCTTTATTACTAAATTCCCTTTTAAAGATACACCTGCATCAGCTAATTCATTAGTTATTCTATACCAAGTCATTCTTGATACATTATTTTTTACAGTATTAGCACCTTCAATTTGTATTCTTGACCAGTAATTGAATAAATTATTAGCTTTTCTAGTTTTATAAACATATTTCAATCTTTCACGAACTTCTACAACACTCTTTACAACTTCCATATCGGATTCACCTTCTTTATAAATTTTTAATACTTCATCTCTATATACTTTTTTAAAATAATCGATATTAATATATTTTAATCTATTATCAATTTTATCATACTTCATTTTTCTTTTCCGT